TTTTCAAATGCGTTTTTGAACTCAATTAGTTTCTTTGCAGCTTCACCCATTGTGATGCCTTTCACGTTCTCTGCAATGATAACTTTTGGCTTAATCTCTTTTGCAATTCGAATGTATTCAAAAAACAAGTCTTCAATTGCTTCTACAACTTTACCATCAGAATAGATTTTGACACCAGAACTTACTGTAGACTCAGTTACATGCACAACTTCATCTGATTCAAAATCGAAATAGCTTTCTGCAAAATGTTTCTCTGAACCTTTCCAATTCTTTTCACGCTTACCAGCAACAGAGAATGCAGAGCATGGAGGCGAACCATCAAGAATATCTAACTCGCCTGGTTCTAAATTTGCAACCTCGAGAAATGTTTTACCAGTCAATGTTTTAATATCACCAGGAATAATCTTTGTGTCAGGAAAGTTCATCGAATAAGTTTTAATTGCTTCTTCAACGAATTCATTGATTGCAATCACTTTACCACCAGCCAATCGATATCCAGTCGAACTTCCACCACCACCAGCAAAGGTGCTAACTACCGTAAATAAATTTCTGTCTGATGATGCTTTTACATCAGCAATCGTATAGTGTTCGTATTTCGCCATAATTTTTCCAGTCCCTATAAACGTCAAGCATACGCTTGCGATTTTTAATATTGATATCTTTACATTCTAACAGAACTTCGAATGCTTTGTCAATCCCTGCACCAAGCTGAAGGTTGATATGAGGTTTCGGTCTTCCTATCTTTTGGAACTCCGGGAACGCTTCTATAACATGATGTTTCTGGTAAGGTTTATTTAGCTGATACCAATCGTACTGCATGAAAAAATCTTTAATCGTACTATCTAAGTAAGGCGCAATGAAATCTTTTTTATATTTTAAAGAAAGGTATTGTTGTTGCATGTACCCCACAGGATTGCTACTGCCGAAGTATTCAGCACGAAACTGATCAAATAATTCTTTTGGTTCTTTGTAATGAATACATGCTTTCTTTGAAACCCCGTAGTAACCGTCTGCCGCCCAGCCAGAGATAACTTCTTTTTCTTCTATTTTTGGATAGACATACAAGAATGGAAACGTACACTCATAATGTGTTTTCTTAATGCAAGCAAACTTAGTTCTTAAAGTATGAAAGTCTTCAATTAAATTATTAATTGGAACTTCAACTTTAGTGCATCTCCAACCCATTATGTTTGATGCATCAATAGCTTTCTGAGAATCGTATGTTGGATTGTTTTCTAAACAAAATGTGTATGCATGAACTTTTTTACCAAGTCTATGTGCAGTAAATGCTACAGATAAAGAATCAACTCCGCCAGAGAGTAGAACAGCAACTTCATTCTCTCTGGAAGAATCTTTTATTTTATTCTCTAGTAGTTTATCAATCATGAAGCAATCTTACTGAAATAATGCAACGCATAAGAAATTCTAATCCAGAAGAATTATTATAATTTTCAGCATAAAAGACTTCTTTAATACCAGAAGCATATATCATTTTAGCACATTCCATGCACGGTGCACAAGTGACAAACATTGTAGCACCTTCACCAGATTCATTGGATCGCGCAAGTTTACCAATTGCATTTGCTTCTGCATGAAGAACTTCTGGTTTAGTTTTTAAAGTTGTAATTGGTATTCGATCAGAAAAATAATCAGCGACTTCATCTTCGCAATTATTATCCCAACCAGCAGGCATTCCGTTGTAGCCAATAGAAATGATTCTATCATCTTTTACAATGATTGCTCCAACTTTTCTTCTTCTTGCACTACTCAACTCTGCAAAGAGTTTTGCAGTTTTCATGTACGAACCAAGATACTTTTCTTTAATCATCAATAAACTCTTTTTGAAATAATCGACGTTCTTGTATTGTTGGAATTTCAAATGTTTTTCTAGGATTAGCACACATAACACATTTTGGATTTCCACAACTCATTGGAGATTGTTTTGCTAACTTATGTGGTTGCTTTACTGGAACGTGATTTTCTTTTGCAATTGCAACTTGTCGATTAATATGATTCTCTTTTTGTTGCAAGCGACGAGAGTGTTTGATTTTATGATCTTCATTACTCATTTTGTTATCCTCGAAAAATTGTTGACCTTTTCGAACTTTATTACGTTCATGAACTTATCTTGTAACATGTCTCCTTTATGTGATATTACAAATAGATTAGAACCTTCAAGCATACCAAGAATCTTCATTAGATCTTCGGTTCCATTAGTATCTAGTGAAGAATCAAATATCTCATCAAGAATTAATATGTTTGTACTTGCAGAATTTTTTAATTTAGCAACCGCTCGCCATGTCAACATTAATGCCATATCAATGCGTTGTTTCTCCCCTTCACTAAATGATGCGTAAGTAAAATCATCACGATGTCTAGATTTGATTGTCTCTTTGAACGATTCATCCAAATTGAAATTTACAAAGAAGTCTAATGATGCGAGATATTTGTTTACTAACTTATTAATGATTGGAATGTATTGACGAATGATTTTCGTTTTGATTCCAGTATCTTTAAGTAAAGTAGTCGCAACTTCATAGTATGCACGTTCTTCGGTGATTGATTTTATCTCTGTTTCAATTTGTAATAAATCATCATTAAGCCCAGACAATTTGATATTTTCTGTTTGTAAGTCACTCTTGTTTTCTTTGAGTCTTTCAATTTCCTTTTCTAGTGTTTTGCTATATCTTTGATTGACGATAATCTCACTCTGTTCTGATGTGAGATTTGAATTCACATCTTGAATCTGATCATCAATCAATTCAATTTCTTTCTGTCGATTGAATAATGTGTTGATTTCAGTTTCAATCTCATCAATAGCTTTTTCAACTTCGTTTAGTTTTTTATTTCTCTCTTCTACAATATGTAGTTTGTGATCTTCTGCAATTCCTTGCTTACATGTTGGACAATCATGATTATCATTATAAAAAGAAATATCTGTAGAAACTTTAGTGATAGTCTTTTGTAGATTGCTTCTTATACCAGATAATTTAACTAACTTGTCTGTTACTTTCTTTTTATCTGAAATCTTATCTCGCAATACATTCAATTCAGTTTCGTATGAAGTGCATTTGGTTTCACTTTCAGCAATCATATTAATTGTGTTAGCTAAGTCTTGTTCTTTCAAAGAAACTTGTGTAGCAGTATTCTTTTTGATGCTATCAATTAGTTGAATTTGATATTGAATCTGTTCTTTCTTTAAGTCCGATTGATACTTCGCTTGATGATGACGTTCTTTTAGCAATGCAAACTTATCTTTTAGAACTCCATTCATTCGCGAGAATATCTGAATGTCCAACAAGTCTTCAATAATAGAACGTCTATCGGATGCAGACAATTGCATGAATGGAACAAATGATGCAGATCCGAGTAACACAATTTGAGTAAATGATTTATAGTTAAGTTTAAGAATAAACTTTTCCAAATACTCTTGATAATCTTTCGCTGCAGCGTCTTGATTAATCAATTCACCATTACTATAAATTTCAAACACGTTCGGCTTGACACCACGAACCACTTTGAAAGACTTATTGCCAATGTCAAATTCAATCTCGACAACGCAATCTTTTTGATTGATTGCGTTTACAAGTTGTCCCTTGTTTATGTTTCGAAACGATTTGCCAAACAATACGAAACACAATGCATCAAGCATTGTCGATTTACCAGAACCATTTGCTCCTACAATTAATGTAGTGCCATTCTCTGATAAATTAATTTCTGTATTGAAGTTGCCAGTCGAAAGGAAGTTTTTGAATCTAAGTTTATTAAAAGTAATCATTCTGTATTTTCAGTCGAAAGTGCTTCTACATATAGTTCGCGCATTAACATCTTTAATTTATTAGCATCAACTGGACCAGTCAATGATTGATTCTCAATGAACTTTGAAAGAATCGTCATTGTATCCTCTGCTTGATTTACAATGTCATCATTATTATCTGTCATTTGTGGTTCCGTAAAATCTTCTACAATGTTAACATCTGACGGATTTACTTTGTAAATTTCATCAATCAATTTTTCAAACACATAAGGGTTTTGTTTATTCAATACTACAACTTTAACATAAGCATTCGCATACCTTGAGTAGTCTGCATTTTTTAAATCTTCAATCTTTAATTTTGAATCATCATAATTAACACGATAAAACATTCTAAATGGATTCTCAATATAATCTACTTGAGATGTTGTTGTATCTAAAATTGCAAAATACTTTTTGTCACGATAGTCGGACCAGAACAACTCATACGGAACTCCAAGATAAACAATGTTATCTTTCTTGGAATGAGTGTGAAAGTGTCCACTAAACACTTGATTATAGCCGTTTAGAAACGAATGGTCAAGTCCTTCGTGACTTTTAATTTCTCCAATGAATGGAAAGTTTGCTAATTCAAAGTGTCCCATGCATAATGGAGAATTGCTATCCTTGATAAATTCAAAGATTTCTTTCTCATTACCTTTACAAATCCATGGAATTATATCAATCTTGACACTATCCAATTCAAGTGTGCCGTGAGTTTGCCAAACATGAATGTTGTCGTAATCTTTTAACAAAAGTCCAGGAGAATTAATATCCAGACTTTCTTTCCAAAAGATATCATGATTGCCGACTAGTGTGTGAAGTGTGATTCCTTTTTCGACGCAACGATCAAAAAAGTATCTACGACTTTCTGTCAACGATAGAAAATTGATATACTTGCGACGATCAAACAAATCACCCAATTGAATGATCGTCTTTACATTTTGCCGCTCTAGTTCTGGAAAAAATATCTCATTATAGAATTTTTCATAAAACGCATGGAAAACTTTAGAATCATTTCTTATTCCGAAATGCGTGTCGCCCAGTAGACATACCTTCATTGTTTTTAGACCCCGTAGTTCCATTGATAGATTTATTGATTATATCACGAACATTCGTAAGATGCAAGAGTGCATGGTCCCTCAAATCTTGAGGAGACTTTTTGTTTTCTAAAATCTTAATCCAATGTTCAAGTTGCACGGGCAATGGTGTCTGCATTTTTTTCTTCCTCCATAAATGAATCGAATATTGTTTCTTCTTTCTTTCTTCTCGTCTTTACTTTGGGTGCTTTCTTCTGTCTATTGTCTTCAAATGTCACAATGAAATCGCGAATGAATTGCTCTGAATAAGAATCGTGAAGAACATCATTCAAATTTGAGGTGACGTACTCTTCTCCATTATTCTCAATCAATGAATTGATGACTTCATTTTCCATACTCTTATACTTTATGTATAAATGTTTTTTCTCTTTTTGTATCCTACGAAGAAAAGCATAATAAATTATTTGAGTGAAATATGCAAATGGATTCTTAGATTTCTCTGGATCAAAATTGTCAATATAAAGTAGACAGTTCTCAACTCCGTCAGATACCATGTCTTCTTTAAATGTATAATTTGCAAAGTTTGGCTTTCGCGCTAAGTGTGTAGCAATCTTAAAGAGGCAATCTCCAATATACTCTGGAACTCTAGGTCTTTCGGAATCATTTCCTTTTGATAGAGTGACCGCATTCTTAAATTTTACCATCTCAGATAAAAACTGTTCATTGTTTACATAGTGTTTTTGTTTTGTAGTCATGTTTGCCTCATTATTGCTTGACATTTGCTTGACAGGGATGTAGAATCAGCGTGTTGGGTTTCAATGAAATACTTTATTAAATGCTTTCTCTTCAGATGATTCTTCTTCTCTAGTCGTTTCATATTCATCTTCTTCTTCATTATTCAAAGAAGAAATGTGTTCTTCGTAAAGTTCTTGATATGAAGATATAATAGCAGCTGTTGGTTCCGCAACAGCAACTATGCCATGTTTGAATAGTCTTAATGGGAGAGAATAGTTCATTAGAGGATCCCATTTTGTAAGAGTCATACGAAATGATGAATCATTTGCATCTGGAGATCTTTGAGTAATTATAACTTTCATTGGAAAGTCTACTTCAACATATGCTCTGCTTTCTTGAGCAACATTTCCAAGAATTGTTTCTCCGTTAGCCATTTTAATTAATTTACAAATCATCATTTTTCCTTTAAGTTTATATTATAAATTTTATACTCAAACTTTTCATCATTGTAAATTTTAATTCGTTCAGAGAAATGATCTAGAGTAAAGTTATTTTTACTATTATATGATAAATCATCCGCAATGTCAAATAGTGTAGCTTGTTCTTTATTAGATCCTAAACGTAATCCACGACCAATTGATTGAAGTGTTCTAATTTTACTTTTACTTGGTGAAGCAAAAACAACATTGTGTAAATTTCGTATATTTATACCAGTCGAAAATGTCCCATAAGAAGCAACAATGATTGCATTACTTTCTGTTTCTGTTAATCTTCTAACTTCTTCTCTTTCTTCTGCATCAACATTACCATGTATGAAAAAGACTGGACGAGATTCTTCATCGAGAGTGCTTTTAATTAATTCATATAAAACTTTACCATGCTTTTCTACAAATTGATATAGTAGTAGAGTATTGCCTTTCAAATCCATAACTAGATTTCTTATGAATCTATTTCTGGAATCTTTACTAATGATATAATCAATTTCATCTTGATAGCGAAAACCTTTACATTGTTCGCATGATTCTTTATCATGTTTTAGTAAAAGTGCTTTAATTTTAAACTTTGCGAGTTTACCTTCGTCAATTAATTTCTTTGTTGTTGTGATTTGCTTTACTCTACCAAACAATCCTTCAAGTACCAGTTTATGAGTTTGTGTACCGTCAAGTGTTCCAGTTAAACCAAAACGATATGCACATGTTGTCATGTTTGTTAAAATTGTAGTGAGAGATTTTGCTTTAAATAAATGTGCTTCATCTCCTACAATCAAATCAAATTTATTAAACCATTCTTTCGGCATCTTGTAAACAGATTGCCATGTAGATATAACAATTGGAAGATTTGTATCTTTCTTTGATCCAGCAGTGATTTGATGTACGTTAGCATTGCTATCGTATCCATAAGATTCAAAGTCTTTATATAATTGAGCAACAAGAGAAATTGTTGGAACAATAATTAATGTTTTGCAATTTAAATATCTCGTAATGAGATATATGATTAGAGACTTACCAGAAGCTGTTGGAGATATTAGCAATCCTCTTCTTGCTCTTATTGCATAGATAAATGCATCTAATTGATAGTCTCTAACTTCAAATGGTAATCCAAGAGTATCAATAAATTCTTTAGCATCAGTAGTGGAGAATTCATCATACAAATCAATAGATTTATCAAATACTAATTCGTAGTCTCTTTCTTTTGCAAAACTAATAAGATATGGTATAAGACCATAGTATAATTGTCTTGTTGCTAAAGTGAATAGGCGAATCTTACCATCCCATATCTTATTTCGATATGCTGGCATGAATTTGTATCCCGGAACATAAAACGTAAAATATTCGTTTAGATCCATTGCGCTAGAACCTTCGCATTCGATTCTAGCGTATACTTCATTTAATTTAGAGACTACGAGTTTATTATACACCTTGTGTGAACTTTTTCCATTCTATAGCATTTTTAATTTGAAAATTTCTTTGATTGATGTTTTTAATAACTTCTTCAAGGAAGAATATTTTCTCTTTTTGATTTGTTTGACGAACATTTGATTGTATGATTTCTTTGTCTGAATCAAGATACATATCAACTTCATTCTTCATTAGACGTTTCATAAAAGGTTCCCAATTCAATTCGTCCAATTCTTCTTGTGACATTTTACCATTATAATATTCGTATTTCTTTAGTGATAACTCTTTACTTTGAAATTCAAGAGCCTTTAATTTTCTACGCTCATCAAAATAAATTTTAAGATACTTGCTATGTAGTTCTGGAATTTTGAGTGATTCTATTCCTAGTTCAGTAGAATCGACAGAAGAATCTTCGCGCCACGCATCCATAATTTGATCTAAAGTCATGCATCACCCTTTCAATGAAATGATCTAACATCATAGCATAACTTTAAATGTGTGTCAATTCATAGTATGTGTAATTGAATGTGGCAGATGATGTAACAAATTCTTGAGTGTCTGTTGTCGTAAAATCAATTCCAGCAAGATCCGTTGGATAAACTTCATCGAATGTAATTTTCCACGTAGGATTATTTGCATTAGACTTTATGAATAATGTAGCATCTGATGTGACGCTATTAGTTAATCCTGGCTTTTGAGTTAGAGTTCCTAACTTATCAAATGATTTTGGATTCCCTAATTGAACTATCCAATTATAAATTTCATACCACGATTGCATGTCCTCATCTACAATAAATGAAAGTGTCAATGTGCCAAATGTGATAATATCCCCAGGAATACTTACAGCAGCAAACGGTGTGTTTACTTGTGTAGATTGTAATGTGAGTCCCGGTAGATTTACACTTTGAACAAAAAATGTAAAATTGGGAATTCTTTTTAACGAAAATTCAAACTTGTTATTAGAAAGAAAACTTTTATTAATCGGTTGAATGTCCATAACTATCTCCTTTCATATATTTATAACAAAATAAAAAGGGGATCTTAAATCCCCTTTGGACCAATCAAGTGCGTATTTTCATTTCAATCGGAATGTCAATTTTAACCATTCTTTTTGGAAAAAATAAAGACATTAAAAATTCAATAATAAATTTGAGCATAATATTAGACTACTGTAACCGACAACGAAGTTGGTACGTCAATGATAACATTCGGTACAACAACCTCTTTAACTTCTGGTTCCGCAACATCTGCTGCAATTGAAACCGATCCTGTAATCGCTTCTCCTAAAACTAATCCATTAGCATCAACTGCTGCAGCAGTGATGATATAATCACCAGCTTCAACGTTAGCAAAAACTACATCATATGGTGCAGCTGCTAAGTATTGAACGCGAGACTCACCTAAACTAACCCGAATCCCACCAGAAACAACATTGCTTTCAAATTCATGTTGTTCTGTTACGATAGATACTGTTACTATATGTGCCATGTCATTAACTCCTAAAAAATAAAAAAATAAAAATGTAAACGAACTGTCACAAAACTATCATCATAAAAAAAAGGGGATCTTTTGAATCCCCTTCTAAAACCACTCTACGGTGATTTAATCAAATTACATTAGATTTGTAATAGAAATTCTACGGTAGTAGATATTCTTATTAGCAAATGTCAATGTTCCGTCAGCTGCAGATGTTGCGAATGGGTTTGCAACCATTCCGTAACGTGTCTTGAAGCCGATCTTTGGCTGGAATGTATCCTGACCAACTGCACGAACCATTTGTAAAGGAACGTATGGGCAATAGAACAAGCCTGCGTCAAAAGCTGATGTGCCTTTGTAGCCGATTGTTGCATAGTGAGTTCCAGATGTAGCTGCGAAGTATGGATCGATATAAACTTTGAAACGTCCATTTAGAACACCAGCAAATGTGTTGCCTGTGTCATCAACTTGTAGGCTATTTGCTAGAGCAGGTGTATAGTCAAGAACACCAGCCATTTGCAATGCGGAAGCAACGTCCGAAGAGCAAATTAAGATGTTACCTTTACCACGGCGTGTTGCTTTAGCAATTGCGTTAGCTTCGCGCTCTAGTTGGAACATCAAGCCTTTGAACTTCTCAACAGACCAACGACCGTTTGAGTCAACGTCAAGATTGAAAGTACCAGCTGTTGTAACGTTCTCTTGTGCACCAACAGTTGCAGTCAAGTTAATTGTACGAACGACTTCACGATTGATCTCAGCTAGGATCTCTGTCGAAAGAATGTTCGCCAACTCTTGCTCTGCGTCAAGACCATGAACTGCTTTCAAGTCTTGTGCTAGTTCCATTGTGTATTCAGCTTTTAGCGCACGGCTCTTAGCTGTTACAGCAATCTTTTCAATAGAGAAAGCCATTTCTTGGAACTGATTACCAGCTGCATCACCAAGTGCTTCAGCTTGTGCAGTTGTCATACCTGTACCGCGTGTGTACTCAGTACCAGCAGATAGATCAGCAGGAGAAGCGCCAGATTGTGTAACTGCATTCGACGCATTAACAGACGAGAATGCTGTGTTAGCTTCGTTAAACAATGCTTCTGTTTGTGTCTGACCTGTGTAACGCGAACGCATTGCGAAGATCAAGCCTGTAGGTCCAGTCATTGGCTGAACACCGCAAATGTCATAAGCAATTAGATTAGGAGCAGCGCGACGAACTAATGAAATTAGAACTGGATCGTAAATGTCGATGTTACCATCACCAGCTGTAGAAGAAGATGCGCCCATTGCGTTAGCTGGGGATGCTTCTGTTAGTAGTGATGTTTGGTTACGATAACCACCAGAACCAGCTGCGTCTTCGCGACATGCACGTTCTTGGTTCTCAAGAAGTTGTGCTGTAACGGAACGCTTGTGTGCGTCTTTGATTGTGCTTAGATCAGGATGATCTAAGACTGGTGACCATTTTTTAATAAGATTTTCGATAGCCATTTTATTCTCCTTTGAGATTTATGTTTAATTTATTTATAAAAAATTATTTTTTGAGTGTTCTAGAAATATTCTGAACATAATGACTCATGACAGGAGAGAATGACTCTTCTAATGTAGATGTTTCTTCATCCATTTGATTCGATTTTGTTACAACTTCATCGCTGTCAGACTCATCAAAATATTTCTTTTTTGTCAAAAGAAGTTTCTGCTTATAATCATTTTCTGTGATGAACTCAATGTTCTCAGACAATGATTTAAGTTTCGCCAATTGAACTTCAGTCAATCCTTCTGAAATGTCAGCTACGATTTTTTCTTTCTTGTAGCCATTAATTTCTTCTGTTAGAGAGACATTATCTGTAATAGCTTTGTCTAATTCAGATTCTAAAATTTCAACTTGTTGTGCAAACTCTTCAACAATTTCAACTTTGTCTTCTGGAATATCAACATAATGCTCAACAAATAAATTCTTTAGTCCAACCATAAAGTCTTCAGCTAATTCAGCTTTAATGCCTGTCTCGATAGCTAGTTGGTTCTCTTCCATCCACTCTGTAACAACGTACTCTAAATACTCATCAATTTTTGTAACTAGATTTTCGTTGATGGATTGAACTTCTTCAACTAGTTTCGCTTCGAATTCTTCTTCTAGTCTTGCTGTTTCTTCAGAAACTTTTGCAAGAATTGCTGCTTCAAAGATTGATTTAGCATTGCTTTTGAATTCTTCAGAAAGCCCTTCGCCAGAAAAAATAGCAGCGATATCAGCATTCGTGTCTTTTAATTGTTCTGTCATGACAGTCTCCTTGTAAAATGCTTTAATTTATTGATA